GAGAACAGCTTCCAGCCCAAGATCGGCTTCAAGACCCGTTATGGTCTTGTTGCTAACCCCTTCGCAGAAGGAACAACTGGTGGTCTGGGTCGCCTGCAAGTCAACAGCAACCGCTACTACAGAAGAGTTGCAGTTAAGAACCTCATGTGATCTAATCTCACAAGGTTATACAGAGGGTCCTTCGGGACCCTCTTTTTTTGTCCTAAATATTCAGATGGAGACCTGCGTTTTACCACATGGCATTATCAATCTTTGATAGGCAGATAGAAAATAGAAACTTTTTACAACCAACTGGATTTAAGTTTACACTGGAAAGATCTCCAAAAGTTTCTTTCTTTTGCCAGTCTGCAAACATTCCAGGAATGACTCTTGGTATTGCTAATCAACCAACATATTTGAAAGATATTCCTACACCAGGAGACAAAATTGAGTTTGAAGATTTAACTCTACGTTTTCTTGTGGATGAAAATCTTGAGAACTACATGGAACTCTATACATGGATTAGAGGATTAGGATTTCCAGAATCTCTGCAAGAAATATACAGTCTTCAAACTGAAAGAGCAAGAAAGAATGAATCAAGGAACTTCGCCCAAGAAAAAATCGGTGGAATGGACATCTATTCTGATGGCTCTCTTCTGGTTCTCAACAGCACACAAAACTTAGAGTTCAAAGTTAACTTTGAAGGAATGTTTCCATATAGTTTGTCAACGATTCAGTTTGATGCTACAGATACTGAGATCGAGTACTTTACAGCAGATGTCATTTTCAAGTATACTATATTCCATATAACCGATACCGAAAACAAGAGACTGCACCCTAGATGATCGACCTTGATGTGATCCAAAACATGTGGACTAAAGATTCCGCAATGGATATGGACAATCTTCATGAAGAATCCGCTCTCAAAACGAACGCACTTCATGCTAAGTATTTTGAACTATACAATAACATACAACTATTAAAAAAGAAAGCAGAGCAACAAAAGAAAAATATTCGTCATGAACGATATGAATACTATTCTGGAAAAGCAGATCCTGATGTTTACGTGGAGGATCCATTTCCTAAAAAAATCAGGGATAAGGATACTATGCAAAAATATCTTGACGCCGATGAAAAACTTTCTTCGGTTGCATTGAAAATTGAATATTATGATGTAATGCTAAACTATCTTGAAAGCATTCTTAGACAGATTTCAAATCGCACATATCAGATTAAAAATGCGATTGACTTTATGAAGTTTCAGGCAGGACTTGGTTGATGAAAGGAAAGGAAGTTGATTATCCAAATCATGGTTGGATTCAAACTGAACTTGAACCAGACCATATTGTGTTTCTTTGGCAGAAAATAGAAGAGAAAAAAGAAAGTCTTAAAGAAAATCTAGCAGGTAATATTGCAGGCAGTTATTCGATTGAAGATACTGATCACTATTTCTTTAATGAAGTTCTTTCTCCTCATGTAGAAGCATATACTCAACTGTATGGTGGTCATCCGATTCGGGATTATGCCTACGGCGACTTTAAACTACAACTCGGCAGATTTTGGGTAAACTATCAAAATAAGCACGAGTTTAATCCCTACCATCATCATGGTGGAGTTTATTCATTTGTTGTTTGGATGAAGATTCCAACTGATTGGAGAGAACAGAATCAACTTCCTTTTCTTGAAGGAGTTAAAGAAGATGATAAAAAAGCATCTATCTTTGAGTTTGAGTATACCGATATTCTTGGCAACATTCGCAACTATGGATATCGTTTAGATCCAACTTATGAAGGAAAGATGCTTTTCTTTCCCTCTGCCTTAAGGCACTGTGTTTATCCATTCTATAACTCAGATGAACAACGTATTTCTATCTCTGGAAACCTCGTTTATTACAACTGTTAAATAGTAATGTGATGCATTGAACATGTGAATACAACAGATCTTGTAATCTCTAAATCAAACGAAGTCTTCTTAAAAATCTCTACAGAACCTCATATTGAGTATGAACTGAGAGATCATTTTAAGTTTGAAGTTCCTAATGCAAAGTTTATGCCACAATATCGTGGTAGAAACTGGAATGGAGAAATTCATCTGTTTGACATGAGATCAAAGCAGATCTATGTTGGTCTCTTGGATAAGGTCGTCAACTTTTGTGAGCAGTGTGGATACACATATAGTTTCAAAGATAATAAGTTTTATGGTCTTCCATATGAAGAAAATGAACACATCTCAGAAGAGGGTGTCAAGGATTATATGCATTCCATTTGTGCCCATACTCCCAGGAAATACCAGATTGAGGGAGTATATGGTGCCCTAAAGCATAATAGAAAACTATTGATAAGCCCCACTGCCAGCGGCAAATCACTGATGATTTATTCCCTTGTAAGATATTATGTGGATAAAGGCGAAAAAATTCTTCTAGTTGTTCCGACGACATCTCTTGTAGAGCAGATGTACAAGGATTTCCTTGATTATGGTTGGAATGCTGATTCATATTGCCACCGTATCTATTCAGGAAGAGAAAAAACAAATGATATGCCAGTGACAATCACTACATGGCAATCTGTATATAAGTTAGAAAGATCTTTCTTTGAGGACTTTAATGTTGTGATTGGAGATGAGGCTCATTTATTTAAGAGTAAGTCCCTCATATCGATTATGACCAAGTTACACCATGCAAAGTATAGGTTTGGGTTCACAGGAACTTTAGACGGCACACAGACGCATAAATGGGTGTTAGAGGGACTCTTTGGACCGTCATACAAGGTTACCAGAACTTCAGAGTTAATGCAACAAGGACATCTCTCAAAGTTAGATATTAACTGCCTTGTTTTGAAGCACACTCCAAGAAAATTTGAAACGTATAATGATGAGATCGAGTATCTGATTTCTCATACTCAAAGAAACAAGTTCATTACAAATCTAACTCTTGATCTAAAAGGAAATACTTTGGTTCTCTTCAGTCGGGTTGCCGCACATGGAGAACCACTTTTTGAAATGATAAATAAATTGAAGGGCGACGATCGTAAAGTATTTTTCGTTCACGGTGGCGTTGATGCAGAGGATCGAGAACTAGTTCGGGAAATCACTGAAAGAGAATCCAACGCTATTATTGTCGCTTCATACGGAACCTTTTCAACTGGTGTTAATATTAAAAACCTGCATAACGTTATATTTGCCTCTCCAAGTAAATCTAGGATAAGAAATCTTCAATCAATCGGGAGAGTCCTCAGAAAAGGTAAAAACAAAACAAAAGCAATATTGTATGATATTGGTGATGATTGTACATATAACTCAAGAAAGAACTACACTCTGAACCATCTGATTGAAAGAATCAAAATCTACAATGAAGAAAATTTCAACTATGACATTATTACAATCAACTTAAAGGATTAGGAGAGTTCCTATGGGAATAGAAGACGATTTTTATGCAACTATTAAGTTAGTTTCAGGTGAAGAAATATTTGCAAGAGTTGCAGCATCAGAAGAAGAGGATAGAACAGTATTACTGTTATCAAGTCCTATCACCATCGGTGAGATCAAAAATAGAATGGGAGTTATCGGATATAAGGTAGAGCCTTGGTTGAAAACAACCAAGGACGATTTATTCGTCATCACTATGGATAAAGTTTTGACTATTTCCGAAACCACAGATATGGAGATGATTAATCTGTATCAAAGGTTTGTAAGAGACTCTGTGAGAGATGATAATCCCGTAGCGTCATCGAAACTCTCAAGAGAGATGGGTCTTCTGGGTAACATTGATGAAACCAAGAAGAAGTTGGAGAAGTTATTTAAGAGTAGCTAAAGAACTTAAAGCTTCCTTATCAACCCTAACAAAGGTATTATAGTGACATTTGGGCACCCTTGTCAAGCATTGGTAATCTTGGTATAATGACTACATAATAAATCAGATATGCTAATGATTACCACACCAGGAGCAATGCCACGTAGAAAAAGGTCAGAACACTACGTTAACAATAAGGAGTTCCTTGCTGCTCTCATTGAGTATAAAGAGAGGATTGCCATCGCAGAGGCAAAGGGACTTCCTAAACCAAGGATTACAAACTATCTTGGAGAATGCTTTCTTAAGATTGCCACTCACCTGTCGTTCAAACCAAACTTTGTGAACTATATGTTCAAAGATGATATGGTTTGTGATGGTATTGAGAACTGTGTTCTTTATATTCATAACTTTGATCCCAATAAGTCTTCAAATCCATTTGCGTATTTTACTCAGATCATTCACTACGCTTTTCTGAGACGTATTCAAAAAGAAAAGAAGCAACTGGAAATCAAGAACAAGATTCTTGAGAAAACTGGTTATGAAGAAGTGTTTGTGGACAATAATACCATTGACGGCAGCAACTATTCCGACTATAATTCCATTAAGGACGCTGTTCACTCCAAACTCCGTTATTAATGAAAACTGCGATTATTACTGATCAACACTTTGGATGCCGTAAGAACTCAAAGTTGTTTCACGATTATTTCTTACAATTTTATAACGATGTATTCTTTCCCGCTCTGAAGCGGGAAAACATCAAGACTGTCATTGATATGGGTGACACTTTTGATTCAAGAAAAGGCATTGATTTTGCTGCACTTTCTTGGGCAAAGAAACACTACTATGACCGTCTTCAAGAGATGGGAGTTACAGTGATTACTGTGGTGGGTAATCATACAGCATATTACAAGAATACAAATGAAGTAAATGCGATTGATTTGCTTCTAAGAGAATATTCAAATGTGAAAGTTATATCACGACCAGAAGAACTTAAGGTTGGCAATCTTAAAGTATTATTTGTTCCTTGGATTAATCAAGAAAATGAAAAAGAAACTCATGACATTATTGAAAAGACATCTTGCAAGGTTGCGATGGGGCACCTTGAACTCAGAGGATTTAATGCTAATCGATTCTGCGTCATGGAGCATGGTTATGAAAGCAAACTATTTGAGAAGTTCAAACTTGTCTTCTCGGGACACT